TACCTCAATCAGCATGCCGTTGGCGTCAATCCTCCATCCCAGCATGGTCGCCAGAATCTCATCGGGGATGAGGGCAACTTCCAAGTCGGCGGAATACCCCAGGTTAGAGGTGCTGGTATAATACAAGGTATTGTCGGCATAGAATTTTACCTCGTTGCCTTCAGGCTTAGGTGAGAATTTAACCGCCCCGGGAAGGGCGACCGGCGTATCCCAGGCCGGGGTAGTTTCGTTGGTTACAAAGGCGATATGGACTTGCTCAAGGCCATAGTTAATTTTGTTCGCCATCTTTTCTAGCCTCCTATTAGCTGGACTGAATATATGACTTGGCACATGGATTCGGTACCTAATTCCTGCTCGCTTTTGCTGTATGGCAGCCGGTTGGCGTTCAGCAAAGCTTCAAGCAGTTCCTCCAATGCCGGATCCTTTTTGCTGGTGTACAGCTCGATCTGATAGTTGGACCTTTTGACATAGTTCCGGTTGTCGGCCATCAAATCAGATGAGTAAGCAAATTTATAGATCAAATAGGGAAGGGGAGTGGTTTCAATAAATTCTCCATAGGCCAGCGGCAGCCCCAGGGATTCCAGTAGATTAGCCAATTCGGACCTGGTCGTAACACCTCAGCCTCCTCTTTTAATAATCCGGGCAATATGGTCAGGCAGGGCCGCTCCGTATTTCTCGTAAGCGGGCCGCAGGTGCGGTCTTGCCTCAACCCGCCCCTGGCCGCCCCGTTTTACGTGTCCGAACTCCAGCAGATGAACCCGGCTGTAGTGCTTTTTGTTCCATATAACGCACCGGGTTTTACCGTTTGAGTCCTGCCGGGTCTTCACAAACCCCCGGGTATACTTCCCGGTGCGGTCGATATAGGGATGGTTGGTTTTCACTTCATTTAAAACCTGGTCGGCCACCTCATCCACTTTGGCCGTGATAGCATCGCTGACATCTTCGGTGTATTCTTTCATGGCTTGAGTGATCGCTGCTGCCAGTTGGTCAATGCCGATATTTTTAGCCGCCATTAAACCACCTCCTTGCACAGCAGCTCTATTACGCGGTGCCGCTCATCCTTATCGATTACCGATAAAATGTTAAACACCCGGTCACCGTACAGAACCCGCATTGAAGGAGTTATCCCTTTTCGGTAGCGGATTTTAATCCGGGTGGTTACCTCAGACTGCATACTGGCTGCCTGGAAATATTCTTTACCCGACAGGTCCGCCACTGCCGCCCAGACTGTGGCTACTGTAGTCCAACTTTCTTCAGGGATGCCCTCTACCCTGGTGACAGTCCTGGTCTGCAGGGCAACACGCTGCCGCATCTCACCCATTAAATCGAGCTTCCTCACAATTACCACTCCTCCCGGCGGTAGGCGAATAAGAGCCTGGTCATAACCTCAATTACCGCTTTCATATCCACTGCTTCCCGCAGTTCATAGAGATTGCCGATGGCATAGAGCAGGGCTTGTTTAACTGTTTCCGGCACTTCCGTAAACTCGCTTAAGTGGAAGCGCAGGATGTCCTGGCAGAGTTCCTCGGCGGCATCTATAAGATCGGTAATGAGCGTATTGTCCTCATCACCGTCAATTTTGAGATACAGTTTGACTTCCTCCAAAGTTACTACCAATACGCCCACCCCCTCTCATTATTCAGACGCCATAAGGCCGGCGGCTTTCAGCTTGGTTAAGAGAGCGTTAAAGTCAGCCACCAGGCCAGCGATAGTTGAGGCGGTGCTGTCTGCTTGAACCTGGGCTGGTTTAAGCTCCGCGCCCGCGAAGGTCAGTTTGCCGCCAACCGCAATCTCAAGCTCCCCGCCGATGACGGTTTTCTCGCCGCCTTGCTCGGTGTAGTTTTTAACATTGCTCATAACTCACACCTACGCTTTCATCTGCAGTACCTTGATGGCCTCAGGGAGAATCAGTTTGCCATCCACCCGCTGGGTTGCCTTAAATCCCACCTGTCCAGTTGCAGCAAAGAGCTCGTTCAGTCTCTGGAAGGACCTGCCCTGCCGGTCAGCTACCCAATAGTAGCCAAAATCGCCGAAAGCGATTACTTTAGCCCCAGCCGCGATGGCCGGTACATAGGCCGAGGTTTTGACCGGCCGGTTTAAGATGGTATCCGGCTGTCCGGCGGTAAGGGAGGGCTGCCATAGATACTGGCCGTTGCCGTCCTTTAATTTCCTGATGGCTTTGACAGTGGAATCATTCATAACGAATACGGCGTTTTTCCGGTAAGGGGACTTGAGGCTGTAGAACAGATCCATGATCTCATCCACCGTAATAGCCGTTGCCGAAGCAGCGGTTACACCCAATTCCGCCCCGCCGGTGGCATTGAAAATCCCGGTCGGCTTGCCGGTTCCGTCACCGATAAAGAAGGATTCCTCTTCCTTGGCACCAATTCTTCTGGCAAATTCCCGGGCGATATATGACTCCAGATTAAAGACGCTGTCATTTAACAGTTCCTCAGACACCTTGATCATGGTGGCCAGCTTGTAGGCTCCGATGGAAACCTGCCCGAAGGCGTCGTCCGATTCCGGAATAGCGCCTTCTTCATCCACCCAGGAGGCGGTGCCCTTGGAGGCTACGACCGGTATTTTGCGATCGCCGCTGGCGGTTTGGATGATCTTGGCCATGCCGCGGAAGATGTTTTCTTCTTCCAGGGCTTCAACCAGGGTTCGCTCGAACTCATCCGGCACCAAATAGCCTCCCTCGGAATCAGTTCCCACCTGCAGCGCGTTCAGGACTTCGTAGCCCGCTGCCTTGCTGCGCATGGCGTTCCAGAAGGCTCGTTTGTACTCGTCGCTGGCCCGGCCGGTTTTATCCTCAGGGTTTGGCTGACTGGGCCTGCCGGTAATGGGTGTATTGACGGGCTTGTTAAGCTCCGCGTCCAATGCCTGTTGACGCTCCAACCGGTCGATTTCTTTGCCGAGATTCACCACATCGGCTTCCATCTTTTCATAGACGGCAACGTCCTCGGCGGAAAGGAGCCCGTCCTCGCCGCGTTTGCTGTCCAGAAAGGCTTTAGCGGCATCCCAGGCTTTGGCTCTTTTCTCACGCAGTTCTAGAATTTTGCTCATGGTTATTCCTCCCATTCTAATGTTTTAATAGGCTGAGCCGCTTTTCCAGGTAGCTGAGCAGGGTGCCGGTCAGCGGTTCAGGGGTATTAACCTGGGGCAGCGGAAACTTTTTTACCAGCGCGTTGGTGACTGTCATTTTGTCAAAAAGATAAGCCGCACTGGGCGGCTCGGTTAGATGCTCTTCGGTTGTGTATAGGACTTTGTCGGCAAAGCCCAGCTCCACTGCTTTGAAGGCGTTAAACCAGCTTTCGGCATCCATCATGTGCGATATTTTGGCTCTTGATAAGCCGGTTTTCTGCTCGTAGGCATTGATGATGCTTTCTTTAACCTCGGACAGCATGGCAATACCGCTTTGAAGGTCAGATACTTCCCCGAATACGACGGTGGCGGGGTTATGGATCATCATCATGGCTACCGGAGACATGTGAACCTCGTCCGCCGCCATGGCGATTACTGAAGCCGCACTGGCAGCCAGCCCTTCGATTTTGACGGTAACATGGCCCGGATATTCTTTTAACATGGTGTAGATCTGGCTGGCGGCAAAGACGTCTCCCCCTGGGGAATTGAGCATCACTACGACATCGCCATCCTCAGCGTAGAGCTCGCTTTTAAACTGCTTGGGGGTAATATCGTCGTCGAACCAGCTGTCCTCAGCGATATACCCATCTAAAAAGAGGGTTCGATCCTGCTCGTTTTTAAGCCAGTTCCAAAACTTTCTGCTCATTGGCCGACCTCCTTTCTATTGGTATTGGCATACGCGCCCACATCTTCAAGCTTTAACATGTTGCCGTTCATGGCATAAATATCGCCATACTCGATGGTGTTCATGTTTTCCAAAGTCCGTACATCGTTGGGGCTTAAGAAACCGTTTTGAATACCTATGGCGTAGCCTTGCATTCTTGAAGCATAGTCGCCCCGCAATAGCCCGTCCACCACAAAACCCACGAAATACTGGCCTTTTTCGGATGGGCTGAGCAGAGCTTTATTCATTCCTTGCTCGAGCCTTACCAGCCAGGGCCGGATGGTATGGACAACAAAACTGATGGACTGATGCTCGATGTTGCTGAAAGTGGCTTTATCCAAATTAGCCACCAGATGGGGAGGCACCCGAAAGATACGGCAAATCTCCTCGGTCTGAAACTTTCTGGTCTCTAAAAACTGCGCCTGTTCCGGCGGTATGCCGATGGGCTGGAACTTCATGCCCTCTTCCAAAACCGCTACCCGGTGGGCGTTGCCGCTGCCTTGATATACAGCGTTCCAGCTTTCCCGGATTCGGGCCGGGTCTTTAACTACCCCGGGATGCTCTAAAACTCCGCCTGGGCTGGCCCCGTTGGCGAAGAATTTAGCGCCGTATTCTTCGGTTGCTATGGCCATGCCGATGGCGTTTTTTGCCATTGCAATGGGAGAATAGCCTACCAGACCGTCAAAACCCAGCCCGGGGATGTGTAAAACATCCTCCTTTCTTAGAATTACGCTTCCGGTATCCTTGCGGTATTCGTAGAAAAGCTCGCCATTTATGCTTCTGTCTACCGTCATCCTATCGGGGATCAGGGGATACAGGGCCAATACTTTTCCCCGGCCATCTCTGATAATCTGGGCATAGGCGTTGCCCCATAACAAAAGATGACTCATCAGTGTTTCCCGAAACACAAATGAAGTCATCTCCGGATTAGGCTCGTCATGGAGCAGATAATATAGCTGGTGGTCTATGGCTTTCTCTTTGCCATTGTCCGTGGAACGGTAAACATTGAGCGGCAGACTGGCTATGGTTTCCGCCAGGATTCGGACGCAGGCATATACGGCGGTGGTCTGCATGGCGGTTCTTTCATTAACCGTTTTGCCGCTGGCGGTGCCGCCGAAGAAAAAGCTGTATGTGCTGCCGTAGAGGCTGTTTTTAGGACTGGCTCTTGACCGCATAAATCTTGATATTAACGGAATTTTCATTTCATTCCTCCCGCAAAATGGCATGAAAAAAGCACCGCCTAGGCGATGCTCTTGGTTATTTTAGGGGTATGCTCTTTTATACCAGTTTTTCGTAATCCCGAGCGCCATAGAAGAAACGCAAAATACTTACTGTTTTAGCGATTTCATCCACTTTATATACAAGAATGTAGTTTTTTATAACGGCCTTGCGATAACCCTCTTTTTCCAACCGGCTATCGTTACATTTGGAATACATCATCGGATTGCTGTTCAAGTAGCCATAACACCTGACAACCTCGTCAAGAAAATTAGACGCGGCCACCGGATTTGCCAGTTGGACGGCGATATAAGATATAATGCTGTCCAAATCCTGATGAGCAAGTTCTGAAACAATCAGCTTATACATTATACTTTTCTCTTATACTCTTTAGAGACTCATCTCCGT